GTTGCACCCCGTTGGCGAGGGCCATCGCCGCTTGGACCTTGACAAGGGACTTCTGCAGTTCTTCTTCCTCCGCTCCGAATAGTGCCGCCGCTCCTTGGGCTATTTGGAATCCCGCCGTGATACCTTGGACCGCACTCACGAAGGTATCAATGGTTCGGGTATCGGATGCGAGTTGCTTAATTCTTTGCTGCGTGTCCCCGATTTGGTCCTTCAGCCTTCCCGCCTCTTTCTCCATTTCACGGAATGCTTTGGTCCCATCTTGGCCTGCGAGGGCCATGTCCGCAAGGGTCTTCTGCAATTCCCGCAAGCGGGTCTTTGCGCTGGTCGTGCCAGCGGCGGTGGAATCCTTGAGGCCAACCTCAAGTACAATTTCTTTGGTTACATCTGCCATATCTTATCCTTCGGAGGGTAGTTCGGGGTTTACGGGTGGTTCATACCCTGGGTCAACAGGGTCGGGGTCAATCGGACCATTGAACAGGGCCGATGGGTCGTTTGCAATCGGTGTCGTGCTTGTAGCAGCAAACTCGGCAAGGTTGAGGATGCGTCGGAGCGTTACACGGCAAGGCTTCATCTGCCCGACCAGGTAGTCCCGTATTTCAAGCAACCGCCAACGGATGCCGCCGTAGTATATCGGCTTGCGAAAGTCAAGTTGGTAGATGTCCACGCTTGACAAGAGCATTGTGAGTTCCAACTGCAAGGCTTCCTGCGATACGGTTTCGTTGATGTAATTGAGCCAGTAGGTGTTGTAGAGGTTGTTGTTGGTGTAGGCGAACGGCGACCCGCTTGCGTTCACGGCGTTGTAGTACACCAAGCGAGGTTGCCCGAAGGCCAAGTCCACCGACGGGGCGTAGGGGTTGTCAATGTGGGACACGAAGGGCAGGGCGGTTATCGGGGTTGTTGCAGCAAACCCGTCCTCTTCAAGACCGAACCAATAGAGCCAAGGCGATTGCCCCGTGATGCGGTTGTACTGTGCGATTCGGTAGCCCGTTTGCAGGGGCTTGATGCTTCCGCTCAACCGAGTGCCTTCCAAATCCCAAGTGCGGCCAAGAATCTTATCCGAGGCGAACGATGCGGGGATGAGCGTGCCGCATAGGGTTTCTACGACCTTATCGCCTTTGCCATAAAAGTTAGAGGTGTTGAAGATTCGCCCTCCGTAGCCTTCACGGGCCAAGGGGTAGGACTGCTTGTAAGTTTTGGACAAATAATCCCCCATGTCTTTGTATTTGAAGACGATGTTGGTGTAGGCATTTGGGTCGCCGTTAGTCAGCACCTGCTCTGCGTTTTCGTCCGATTTCTGCGACCAATCCACCACGCCCGAAGTGTAGAAGTCCTTCCAAGGTTCGATGTAAATCAGCCTTGGGTCTTGGGGGTCAGGCATGAATTGGAGGTTGAACATCTTCTGCAAGTCCTGCAACAGGTCGCTCTGCTTCACATCGGCAGGGATAGCCGTCCGCATATCCAGCACCCCGATACCCAACGGGTTCTCCAAGCAAGTCCATTGCACGGTTGCCCCCGAAAGGACGCTAAAGTTTTGGGTTGCAACAACCGTATCAGCGGTAATGACAAACCCCACATTGGCGGTAATGTTTGCGGGGATGGTTATGTTTTCAAAGCGGACCGTGAACTGGTTTTGAGTTCTTGCGGTGATGTTGCTGATTACCGACACATCCGTTGAATTGGTGATGTTTCGGATTGACATATTGCAACGAATACTCCCGCTAAATGAAATTGAGCCGCTGACATTCAAGGTCACATCCACATTCCAACGGGTCGGGAGTGCAGGAGCGACGAAGGTGCTGGATGATGCAACCCAATACCCTGGGTTGTCGTAGAACGGTGCAGGCGTGTCTTTCGGGAATGCGAGCGTTTGGTTTGCGCCCTTGATAAAGTTCGCCGTGTTCCCAGTGGCTTGGGCGAAGATGTTGGACCCCGACAAGTTGACGGGCATGGTCCCTGCTGCGTATGGGATGACCAACTTGTTGAATAGGGACGAGTTGAAGAAGTTGGATGAGTACCTGAATCCCGCTTGGGTGAAGATGAGGTCCACCATCTTTTTGACATAGATGCTTGGCCCCAACTGCCACCACCCTGCGACCAGGTTCCCTTGGGTCAAGTCGCTAAATCCGACCGCATCCACAACCCCGTAAACATACCCGCTTGATGCCGCACCCGATGCCGTCCAGGTACCGCTCACATGGCCGCTGGTGGGCGTGTGGTTCATACCTGTCACGCCTGCGGTGTTTACCAGCATATTGCCCTCAATCGCTTTGAACAGGGACACATTGTCCGTAAACAAGCCCACCTCGTAGGTGACGGTTCCCTTGGTCTTGGACATGGAGAGCAGTTGCAGCACCCCGCTGAACACCTGCACCCCATCCTCCCACATGGCGGCTCTTATCCGCTTGTTGGGTTGGAATCCACCCACGAAGGACTGGATGTTGTATGCGTATGCAAAGCAGGCCCGATTCGTCGGGGTGTTGGGGAGGGTGATGGTCTTGCTGAACGACCCCCGCTGCTTGGTCACATCTTCAATGTCCCCGATGGAATAGGTGACGGCAATGTCCGTGCCGCCCATGGTGTCCAGCACATAGGCGAGTTCGGGCATGGCATTCAGCCCCGCAAAGCGGAGGTAGAGGCAGTCGAAGCAGGCTGCTTCAACCGCATCCGCTCCATCGGCAGTCGCACGGGTGTTGAAGTTGTTCCACGCCGTTAAATCGTCGATGAAGTTGGCGGTCGGGTAGGCTATCAGCGTGACGCTCATAGGATGTTATTATCGTAGGCCACCGCAATCTCGATTTGCAGTTGGGTCAAGCGGTCGTTCCGTCTGGTTACAAATTGATACTGGTTCGCATTGACCACCGCTTCCACAAGGGTTCCGTTGAGTTCCAACCAAACATACCCGCTCCGTACCATCTCGATGAGCCATTCGGATTCGGCATCCGTCAGCCAGTCGCTATTCAAAGCGTACACATAGTCAAACGACCCTGCCCAAACCTTGTTGTAGGTTGTGGTAGCGTACACATCCGAGTTGTACCCGAACACCTCCCGCTCAATGTTGGCCCGCTTCCTGTTCTTCATGGTGAAGGTGTAGGAATCAATGCCGCCGTACTTGTTCACAAAGTGGACGGGGATGGAGTTGAACCGCTGGCAGGGTCCGAAGGTAAAGGTGGTCTGCACCGAGCCAAGGCCAGCATTCCCCAAGAACTGCACCGTGTAGGAATCGCCCTCAACCGCTCCGCTCAATGCCGTAATGGTTCCCGATAGGTTTGCAGGTCCGCAAGCAAAGCGTTGGATGTTGTAGTCGGTCGTCCCCGAAAGGCTTGGAGTTACGGCGAAGTTGTAATCCGTTCCCTTGTAGTTCACTTGGGCCGATACGAGCCAAGTGTCGTTGGGTGATACGGTTGTGTACCTGGTCCCATTGATGGCAAGGAAATTCCTGCCCCCGTGGTACACCGTGAAGGATGTAGGGGTTGTCAGCGGTCGGACCGAATTGAAACTGCTACCGATGCGGAAGTACGGGCTAAGGCTCCAGTCAGCCAATTCCAACTGCTCCAAGTTTCCTGCAAATGCCATCACCCCGCTGACCGTTGTGGTTGCTCCTGTCACCACAGGTGTGTTCCCGTATTCTTGGGTGAAGTCCAACCTGTACCCCGAATAGAACCCCGCATGGTCCACGAATCCCGTCTGCGTGAGTGACGGCTTCGTCGGGGTTATCAAGGTTTCAACCACTTTCTGCACATCGAAGAATCCGAAGTTGGTGGTGGGCAGTTTGTCGCATTTCAGCCTTGCTAGCGTCGTGCCTGCGGGGTTCTTGACATCGCAGACATAGCGGTAGTTCGGCTGGGCAATCAGCGAGCCGCTGACTTTGTAGAGCATCTTGTTGTAAACGGGCGTGGCCACAAGGGGCGACCCTGATAATACGGATATGGACATGGGTTATCGGACGGTTGCGACGCTGATGGACTTGCCGAGGACTTCGGCGATATTTTCGGTTAGCACATCCACCATTTCCTTGGTGGCTGCATTGCTCATGAAGTTGGTGGCCCGTAAGCCTTCCCGCCGAATCTTGTTGGCGATGTTGATGGCGAAGGAGCGGTTGGCGGCCTTCTTGTCACGGCCTTCCAGTTGGATTTCTTTGAATGCAATCCACTCCTGGATGGGTCGGATAGGTGGCCGCTTGTCCCTGTACTGGAACGGGCTATTTGGCGCACGGCTGCTGCTGACCGCACCCTTGACACCAAGGTCCACGAACTTCCAATAGTCGTTGGCCACAATAGCGACCACGAAGGAAGTGTCGGTTAGCGTGATAGGTTCAAAGTCAATGCTCGCCGATAGGGAATCGCTTGCAATGGCCCCTGAATTTGCGAGGTTCTGCTTGGCCAATTTTATGACTCCGTCCAACCATTTCTTGACTATTGCGTAGGACTTGTTCTCAATCGCTCCATCCGCAAGGCTTACACCAAAGTCGGCCAAGGCTTCCTTCTGCAAGTCGGTCAGTTTCTTCCCTGACCCGCCGACAAATACATCAAACTCCATGCTGGTAAATGTCCAGCAACCGAAATTGTGTCCTACCGCCTCCGCATCCGCTCTGCCTCTTGGCGTTCGGCTTCCAAGATGTCGTGAATGAGCAGCGCATAGTTGAGAAACTCCACCGCTTTCATTGCGAAGATGGCATCAAATTTCAGCACATCCTTGTTGGCCATCCGCCACACGACCATCAGCCAACCGTAGCCAGCGAGGGGGTTGGTTACTGGGCCTGCATCCCCTTCGTCAGGTGCCGTGAATAGTCGCTCAAAATTTTCAAGTAACTTTCGGAACTTAGCAAAAAAAAACTAACCACCCCCCAAACATCCCCGATTTTGGCGTGGGACTTGAACAGTTCGGCCCTCTCTTGATGACTTGCCCCGTCGTATTTCTTCGGGAACCATCCCATGAACCCGCCCTCCCTGCAAAGGGTCGCCATGATGCGATGAAGGTTTTGGACGAGTTTCTTTTCGTCCGTGGTGTCCGTGTCCATCAGGTCAATCAGTTGCCCAGCGGTCAACTCATCCGTGAACACCGTTGGAATCCACCATTTGCCGCCTGCTTTGAACCGCCTCTTGTACCCAAGGGCAGGCAGTTCATTCCACTCCGCAATGATGGTCTTGTATCGTTTGGTTAGCCCCTTGGCGGGCATTTCTCGGACGAGCGATACATCCACCCCCTCCACTATCGCCACGACCCCTGCACGCTTGTCGTAATCGGTCAGCACAGGACTGAACTCCAGCGCAGCGATGCGTTGGAACTGGTCAATGGTCAGGTCTTGGAGTTTCATGGGTTGATGGTTTTAATCCAAATAGAATCGCTTTGCAATCCAGGCATCACGAAGTCAAAGTCCACCTGCTCGTATCCCTTCGCAATCATAAACGCTGCGACTTGGTTGTAGAGTGCTTGGCCGACCCAAACTTCTTCGTGTTCGCATTCAAGGTGGAAGGTCTGCACCCGATGGATGGAATCTCCCATGCTTTGCAGGACTTCAAGGGTCGCACCCTCCACATCAACCTTGCAAGCCCCAATCGGGCCTTCAATCATCGCAAGGAGTTCCGCACCCGTGATAGCCTCTACCTCAATCCTGTTGGCGTTGGCGTAGAGGTTGTCGTAGGAACGGTCAAGCAAAGACGATGTCCCCACCTCGTTGGGACTGCCCTGCATTTGGATGAACTGCAACTTGCCTGAATGCTTGTAGATGGCTTTGCGGACTAGGTTGAAGTTGGGATAGGCTTGGGCGATGTAATCCGCTTGGCTTGGGTTTGGCTCGCAGACCCATACGGAACTCGCACCGAAATGGTCTGCAATCGCCTTCGCATCGTGTCCATCCCGTGAGCCGATTTCAAGCACGGTCGTTGGAATTATTCCTGCGGTTCGGATGGCGTTGCAGTATCGTTGCATGGTCAAAAGATTTGAAGGCCGTCCGCAATCTTCTTGGCGGTGCTGGCGTGGTTGGCTTTGTCAAGGTACTGCCTGAACTCCCAGTCCGCATTCAAGTCCTCGGCGGTCAGGTAGTATGGAAGATGCCTGCACTCATAAGGTGCGACCATCCTCGCCCCTCCGATGACCACCCGCTGATACCGTTGATGATGGTAAAATGCGAAGGTCGTGTCAACGGGTGCAAGTTGCAGGTCGTTGAAGTAGGGTTGGTTCTTGTAGCGTAGTTCGGCCTGCTGAAAGAACAGGGCATCGGCAGGTACATCGTCCGTCCGAATGCCAAGCCCGATTTTGTCCTTGACCGAGAACTTGACACCGTTAAACGGGTCGCCTTCCTCTTGCTCGTACATGTAGGTCTTTTCGGGCAGGTCGTACCAAAGTTCCCGCATCCGCAGGAGCGTGTCATCGGGTAAGGCCGAAAGGTCAAGGTCGGGGTCCGTTACAATGTAGTCGGGGTAGCCCATGTCAAACAACTGTTGCGGGATTTGAGCCTGCCATGCCACAAGGTGGCCGAAGTTGCCCCCCGTTCGGATGACTGCGACCTCGTTGGCTTCCAGTTTCAACTGCTCGTACCATTCCAGCGTGGGACCGTAGGTTGAATCGTTGTCCACGATTAGGATGGGTCCGACCCCAGGCATCCGCATCAGTTTCTTGACCATGGCTTTGGGCCAAGTGTAGAGGTTAAAGTTGGTGATGATGACGGGGATTTTGGCCATGGCTAAAAAGTGATAACGAACTTATCGGGCGCTGGCCATCCCTTGCAGGAGTTGTAGACGGTCATCCCTTCCCGCTTTCCAATCCAATGCTCGGCCTGCCAGCGGTGTTCACGCACGGGTTCTCCGAGTTCCCGCACATGGCTTGACTTGGCCCACCAAAAAGTCCCCGCAAAGTAGGGGTAGCCGTCGGGGTTGTTGTGGTCAGCGATTTGGGGGAACTCTTCCTTGGTCAGCCAGTATGCTCCGACCGCATCCACCTTTTCAAGTTCTGCAAGGCAGCGTTCCCAAGCGACGATGTTAAAGAATATCATGGACCTGCACCAAAGTTGGTTGATGAGGGACGGGTCGGAACTGCCTTTGGTGTGAGCGTACAGGTAGGCTGCATCCTCGGTTTGCGATGCCTTGTACATCTCGGTGAGGGTCGCTTGTTCCCATGCGTTTGTCCGAGTGACAACCACCTTAACCTTTGCCGCCACAAGCGAGTTGTCTAAGATATCCTTGACCAACTTCCGCTGCTCTGGTGGACCGACGATGCCCACCCGAATCTCGTCCAACTGCTCAATCAAGCCGTAATTGCACAGGGCCATCATGTGCTGGTGCATTATCAACTGCCATTGGCCGCCGCCGCCGCAATAGATGTGGTAGTAGTGGATGAGTTTCATAGGGATTTAAGGTCTTGTTTTTGCATATAACCGCAATCCTTGCAAGTCCGCAGTTGAATGGTTTTAAAATGATTAACTAATTTGCCATTAATAAGGGTGCCCATTTCAACGGATTGTTGCTCCCATTTTGTCCAATTATGGCCAAAAAAACAAGGATTAAATTTAATTTTTAGTTTCATTGCATGAGGAGGGTTAAGATGCAGCCGATGAAGACCAAGGCCAGCACGACCCGACCGATGGCCAAGGCGAGGTCAAGGATGGATTCGAGGTTCATGCCTCGTAAGCAGGCATATTTAACCGAATCCGTTCTTGTAGGCAGGTAAAGTAACTGTTCATGATTTCGCCCTGCAAAATCAACAACGCCCTGTTTGCTTCGTTTAAATCGTTAAATTGTTGGGTAAGCGTAAAAGACCTTAACTTTTCAATTTTGTCTTCTAACTCTGTGGATTCATCAATCAATCTTGTGAAAAAGTTGCTCATTTTATGGGGGTTTAATTACGCAAAGTTACACCACCAAGTACTTCCCCGAGTTGCTCACGGCCAATTTGTTGAGGGCCACATAGCGGAGCGCATCGCAGGCGTGGTTGTAGGAATCAATCGGGACCCCCGTGTCCTTGCCGTCCTTGTCCGTGGCCCAAGTGTACGAGCGGAGTTCTTTTATCAGGTTCACGGAATCCTTGGTCACATGAAGGTTAAACCGCTTGACCACATCTATCCCCTGCCTGACCGAATCGGGTCCCTTGCTTGCGGGTTTGATATTGAAGCCGAGGCGGTAGATTTCCTCAATGGACTTTGGCTCTGCTGAATCGGCCACAATCTCCCAAGCACGGGTAATCCCGAACTCCTTCAAGCGGGTGGCGATGTCGGAGTTGGTCAGGCCTCGGTGGTAGAGCAACTCATGCACGAACAAGTCGTCACCCCTGCGGTACACGGCGACCAAGGCCGTAGGGTCGTTGCTGAACCCCCAGTCAAGCCCGTAGGCGACGAACTTCATCGTGGATGGGTCAATACCCTCAACCACCGTGTAATCGCCGTAGATGGCCCCCTGTAGCGTTCCTACCTGACCGAGGCCGTACACCTTCCACCAATTGGCCCAGTAGGCACTCGTTTCGGCTTTGGTACGGTTCAGTTCGATATCGTTGCGGATGGTGTCGGGAAGAGCCTCGTTGTCTTGGTATGTGAGAATCAGGAACTCCGCATCGGATTCGGGCAAGACCTCGGTATGCGCCCAGAACTCATGCGTGGGGTTGAAGTCGATGTATATCTCCTGACTTGTACGGATGGCGAGTTGGTAATAGGAATCGAAGTCGATGTTATTCGCTTCGTTGATGTAGAGGATTTGCCGCCTTGCCCCTCGGAGGCGGGCCTCGGAATCTGCCGAAAAGAACTCAATCGTGGAACCGTTGGCGAAGTTGTATTGCAGGAGGGTCTTGTTCCAGCGGTCGGGAACCCAACGATGGGTCCATTGCATAATCTTGGCGAAGTCCTTTATCGCACCCCTGCGTAGGTGAGGGACGGATTCGCTGACCACCGAAATCTCCGACTTGGGATAACGGGCCGCATGGTCAATCAGGACCGCAAGGATGCCGAATGTTTTGCTTGCACTTGTCCCGCCTTGGATGACTTTCTTTCGGGCCTTCATCGCCCGAATCTTCTTGATGGCGGTGGTGTACTTAAACTCCATCGCCGAAAAGCGGCTGCTCGATGGTGACGCTGGTTTCCTGCTTTTCCACCAACCCGTTCAACCGCTGCGTGATGGAGGGGTTGTAGAACGAGAGCATCCCACCTATGATTTGGTCTTCTCGGATTTCCTCCCGAATCGCACGGCAGATAACCACGAAGTCCTCATAATATCCGTCCTTGTTGTCAAAGTACTGCTGAACATCCCCGTAATTATTGCGGCAAAACCGCTTAAACCCCTCCAAGGTCAGCGGCACTTTGGCGGGGTCTTCCTTCTTCAACCCGTCCTTCCCGACATACTGCACCCGCTTCCATTGTTCGCCTTGGGCTTTGACATCCTCCTTGAAGGCGGCCCATGCTTTCCCAAGGTCTTCGGGGGTCTTGAATATCCTCGTTGGGTGCATCAGTATTCTATTTTGTCAATGAGCGAATCAATCTTGTCCACGATTTTCATCTTCACCGCAAAGGCGTTCGGGGAGTTGGATTCCTCCACCGCACCAATGCAGTCGCAGAGGGTCGTGATGACCATCATCAGCGAATCCATGCGGGCTTGGACCTGGGCTTCTTCGTTGGGTGCTTTAGTCGAGTTCGCCAAGTTCTCGTAGTTTATTCCTGCTCCAGCCAAGGGCCGCTTTGCCACCCCAAAGGAGGTAACTGATGTAGCCGCAGTCGCTGGAACTGTCAGCGTTGTCGTAGTAGGTTTCAGCCCGTGAAAGGTAGGAGTGCATCCGCTTAACCGTTGCAAGGGATACCCCCTCCCCGTTGGCGAGTTGCTGGGCACGGACTTTACCCGTCTGCGTGGCGCACTTGTTGCCGTTCCGCTCGTTGAGTTCAATCCCCCGCTTGGCGTTATTGCGGACACCTTCGCCGTAGTCGGCATAGGTTTCAAACTGTTCACGGATTGGGGTTGTTGATGGCATGGGTAACGGTGTGGTGGTTGGCTTGGGCGAATTGGTCCGCCTGTTCGTAAATGTATTGAAGTGCCGATTTTACGCAGTCCGCACACCACCAATTTGTATTCGGTCTGCCGTGGGCCACAAGGATGGTCTGCAAGTCGTGGACCGCTTCGGGGGTCAGCCGCATGAATAGGGCCGCTTGGTATTGCTCCCAATAATGGCGGTGCTTTTGAGCCGTGAGATATTCCGCTTGTGTCATAGGAGGGTCAGTTGCTTGGGTTGCTCCTGCACTTGTTTAGAGCGTGCCTGAATGCGTTTCTCGGATATGGCGATGTACTCTGCCTCCCGTTCAATCCCGATGTATTGGAAGCCCTCCAAAACCGCAGCGCATCCCGTGGACCCTGACCCGTTGAATGGGTCAAGGACGATTCCGTTGGGCGGGGTTACAAGTCGGCAGAGGTATCGCATGAGGTCGGTGGGCTTGACGGTTGGGTGGTGGTTTTCGCCCCTATCCGATTTGCTTGCTTTGGCGCAGTAGAAGAAGCGAGCCGAAGCCCCAAGCAGGTCGGTGGCTTCCTCGCTCCCATCGTGGATGAAGTTGGCGGGCCAGCGGCCTTTGTCCCCACTTCCGATTGCCTTGCATAAGGTTCCATCAGGATTCCTGCTACCACTACTAAAAACCCCTCCATACGTGCCTCCGCTTAAATCATCCTCCGTCCCCACCCTTCCCCCATCCACGTTAATCGCACCCGTCCCGTGTTGCAGGACGTTCTCGGCTACCGTGCCAATCAAGGGCTTCCGAGCCACCGTAATCGGTTCGAGTGC